TGGACCGCGTGCTGAGCATCGCCAGCGACAACACCGTGGACCGCGTGCTGAGCATCGCCAGCGACAACACCGTGGACCGCGTGCTGAGCATCGCCAGCGCCTCCACCGTGGCCCGATTCCAAGCAATCAAGGCACTGACCGTCCCCGTTGTTGCTGATCTGGATAAGCGAATGCTTGAGGCTGCTGAAGCCGGGAATCTCCGAATGGATCGTTGGCACTGCGGAACGACTCATTGCCGCGCTGGCTGGGCTGTGATTTTTGGTGGAGACGAGGGCGCGAAACTTGAGGAAGCGTTGGGCAGCGAAACAGCCGGGCGCCTGATCTACGAGGCCAGCACTGGCCGCATGGCGCCGGATTTCTTCGCGTCGAATGAGGCCGCGATTGCTGACATTCGCCGCTGTGCTGGAGTTGCAGCATGACCGACAACCACCAACCACTGCGCGATGCGCTGAAGGCGGGGCCGACCATGGGGCCTTGGAAGAAGCGTAAAGGGTTCAATGACGATATTGAAATCTTCAGGCCCGACGCATCAATCAAACGTCCATACATCGCCCTTCAAATCTGCACCATTGAACTGGAGCACGAGGATGCAAAGGCGAACATCGCATACTTGCTTGCAGCCAACCCCACAGCAATCAGCGCCATCCTGGCTGATCTGGATGTGGCCGTGAAAGAGAACGAACGGCTGCGCGAAGAAATGGCCCGCGATGTCATGTCCAAGACCATGTTGACTGATGTGACCATTCAAAACGGGTCAATGGGCATTCAAGTGGAGGGCGGGGCTGCTGGCTTGTTGGCAAACTCATTTGCCGAGCAGTTCATTGATTCCGGCGCAGAGAACTACCTAGAGGTCTCCTTCCATCACAAGAAAGTGGGAGGCCTCACTGTCACCTTGCAACGCAATTCAGGCAAGACGCCGCACATGCTTCGGGCAAAGGCTGAATGCGAACGGGATGCGGCTGTGGGGGCGCTGGATGGCCTGATGCAGTACATCAACGTATTCAATACATGCGGGGGGTGGATGGACGGATCAATCCATGAGGACGAAATAAAAGCAGCCCGCGCCGCCCTCTCTCAGATCAAGGCAGCAGGGAGGGAGCAAGGGTGATCCATTACCACGGCCTGCCAATCACGCCCGCCACAGCCGCCGCCCATTCGCTTGATGCGGGGCATGCCTTTGTGAGCTTCGGCCACCCTGACCAATTGGAGGTGGCGGTGGAGGTGTGCCAATCGTTCGCCATCGACAACGGAGCGTTCAGCGCGTGGCGCCAAGGCAAGCCCGTTCAGAATTGGCGCCCGTTTTACGAATGGGCTGACAACTGCAAGCGCGTGCCTTCGTTCGACTTTGCCGTGATCCCTGATGTGATCGACGGCGACGAACAGGCCAACGATGAGTTGCTGACTGAATGGCCCCTGCCCAAGTGGTTCGGCGCTCCTGTGTGGCACATGCACGAAAGCCTAGAGCGCCTTGAGCGTTTGGCAAGTGCCTGGCCCCGCGTGTGCATCGGCAGCTCTGGCGAGTTCTCAACCATCGGAACGGCGAAATGGTGGGGGCAGATCGCCCGCGCTATGCGTGTTGTCTGCAACGACGACGGACAGCCGCTTGTGAAGTTGCACGGCCTGCGAATGCTCAACCCCGAGGTTTTTGGGCGCCTTCCATTTGCCAGTGCCGACAGCACCAACATTGGCCGCAATGTGGGTATCGACCAGACATGGAAAGGCAACTACATGCCACCCAACAAAGAGTGGCGAGCCGCTGTCATGCGCTCCCGCATTGAGTCCACCAATGCCCCGGCCCGCTGGAATTTCAGCGTACCCGAGTTTCAACCCGAAGATCAAGGGAGTTTGCTGCTGTGAGCTTTGAACTGTCTCAAACATTCCTGCTTGAGTGCGCCCATACCCTGCACCGAAACGCGCCGGTGAGCGAGGCGACAAGCAGCCGCCGCATTCACGGCCACACCTACACCGTCAAAGTGACGATCAGCGGCGACATGGGCGGCAACGGCATGCTGCTGGCGAAAGTCGGCCTTCAGGCCGTCGAGGTTGATCTGCACTGGCTTGGCCGTGCCTGCGATGGCGTGCGCGACCTACTCGATCACCGCTTGCTTGATGAGGTTGAGGGGCTTGGCGCCCCAACGATGGAGGGCATGTGCGTGTTCATCGCCAACCAGATCGCCAAGAACTACCCGGTTCACTGCGTTGAGATTTCACGCGCTGCTGGTGGATCTTGCCGATTCACCCCGCCATCAGCAAGCAAAGGGGTCAAGCCATGAGCGCCGCCCCCTGCAAGTGCTTCTACTGCCACTACAAGCAGCCCGAAGCCCCCACCACCCGCATGCAACCCCGCGACGAGACAGCCGCGCGCATGGAGTTTGAGCGGGCAAAGCGCCTGGTCGAGTCGCACGGATGGACGGTCACTGCGCCGGAGACGATGGGGTGTGAGGGGGTGGCATGAAACTCACGAAGGCACAGCGCGAGCAAGTGCGCCTGAAGTTCGGTGGGTTGTGCGCCTACTGCGGCGGCGAACTGCCTGCCCGCTGGCATGCCGACCACATTGAGCCAGTCATTCGCAACGACTGGTTGAAAGTGCCCCGCGCACCAGACTGGCCCGAGCGCGATGTCATTGAGAACATGAACCCAGCGTGCCCGCCGTGCAACATCGACAAGCACAGCTTGAGCCTTGAGAACTGGCGCCAGATGATCGAGCGCAGCAATGAGGTGCTGATGCGTGACGTGGGCACCTTCAGGCGGGCACTGCGGTTCAAGCTGGTAGAGATCAGGCGAGAGCCGGTGACGTTCTATTTTGAGCGCCTTGAGGCCTAAACCCCAGCGGTAAGGTGCGCCGGTAGGCGTCCCTTGACCAACGTGTTGGGCCTGGCAGCCACAACGACGAACACAGCCCGAGAACGGGCGGAAAGGTGAGAGATGAGCGACAAATACAAGCAGGCCGATGGAACGAAGAACTGCATGCAATGCGCCGCAGCCTACATGCTGGGGGCGCCGCTGGCCGATGTGCCCGACTTTGAGCGAGCCGGATCGGAGGCGTGGGAGGCGTTCTATGAGTTCTTCGCTGAGCGCGGCTTTACTGCTGAGATGCTCCCGCCGACCATGGAGATCGACGGTGACTACTTGGCAAGCGGCGACACGGCGAGGGGCACGAGCCATATGGTCGTGATGCGAGGCGGGAAGTTGCTGCACGACCCGCACCCGTCAAACGCCGGGCTCAGGTCGGTTCAGGTCGTGTGGCTGATTGCCCGCAAGGCTGTTGGGGCCTAACGCCAGGTTAAGCGGCGCCAACGGCGCGGGTTAGGCGGTTTGACGGGGCTTAGGCCCGGAGAGGATGAGATATGGATCGAATCACCGTTCGTTATGTGCGCTTTTATGCGCCCGGCAGCTTCTGCGCAAATGACTGGACTGTCGAGGTGCAGAGTGCAGACCCCGCCGCTGTTGTGTGGCCTGAAAACGCCTACGCCTTCACCATGAATGAGCGCGTTGACGCTCACGATGGGCCGGAAGTCTTCAAGGGTGAGGACAAGCAAATCGGCCCGATGTACTACCACCCAGACAGCAAGGTCGCGACTCTGCGCGAGGTCAAAGCCCGCAATGACTCACGCGACCGAATCTTGATCAGCAACATGGAGTGCAACCGCTGGCCCGGAGTGATCTACACGCGATGGGGGAATTGGCCGCAGCCATACGAGGCCGACAAGATGCGCATTCTTGGCGCCACCCTCCCCACCCAGCCGTAAAGGAGCCGAGATGAGAAAGATTGACCGCGCTGAAATCGCCGCACTGCTGGACTACTCGGTCAAGCATGTGCGCGACTACATCACCAAGCGCCCCGACTTCCCTAAGCCCGTGCAGGCCCTTAGCTCACGCCGGGTCTATTGGAATGAGGCCGATGTACGCCGATGGGCTCAGAAGGTCACCCAAGCCGCTTAGCGATGTCCCCGGCTGTCTCGCGGTAGTAATGCTCCATGAGAATTTTCAAATCTCGGTGGCCGGAGATTCGTGCAAGCGTCATCACATCCACCTTTCGAGCAAACCGAGTAAGGGCTTCGGCCCGGGCATCATGGAAATGCAAGTCCTCGACAAGCGTGTTTGCCTTGGCCTTGCGGAACAGGGCGTCAAGGCTTGCCGATGTGACCGTGAAGATTCGCGGGGCCATGACAGGGCGAAGCAGGCGCACGGCTTTGGGGAACAGTGGAATTTCGCGCTTGGCACCCGTCAAGTGCTGCGTCTTGTGATCGACCCGGGCCACGCCCTTGTCAAGGTTCACGCAGTCGTCACCAAGCTGCAAGACCTCACCAGCACGCATTCCAGTCCGAAGCGACACAAGGAAGGCAAGCGCCACCTCTTGCATCTTCGTGCGCGGCCTTTCGCCCGTCCTGTACCCAAGCCATCGACAGATCGTTTTAACCTCTCTGGGGTCGATTCTGCGCGTCCTTGGGGGGTTGTCGCCCGGGGCCTTCATGCCCTTGAAAGGATTCCCGCCGCACCACTGCCACTCTTTCCACGCCACATGGAACATGTTGTTGATGATGTTCAATTCGCGCTGCACGCTGCCAGATGTGACCTGTTTCAGTCTGGCGTCACGCCACTCGACCAGATCGGACGTTTTCACATCCGTGAGCATTTTTCCCGCGATGTGCGGGAAGTCGCGGGCGAAGGCATCCAGTCTCAAGGACTCGTGGCGCTCGCCCTTCTTGGTGCTCGAAACGTCCAACTTGTAGCGCTCCATGGCATCAGCAAGCGTCTTTTGCGGGAATTTTCCCGCCGCGCCATCAAGGATTTCAGCCTCTTGAGCCTGAGCCCAAAGCAGGGCCGCAGCCTTGGTGGTGAAGGTTTTGGACGTGCGCGTGCCGAGGCGCTCTACTTCGGCTCGCCACTTGTCGCGATACTTTCGGATGTATGCCATGGCCCGTGCGGGATGTTGTGCGGACTCCGTGCGGGAGTCGATACGACGCAAGGCGGCATTGTGCGGGATTTGTGCGGGCTCCGGCGGGCCTGTTTTATACCTCTGTGCGACGTAAAACGATGTATAAAGGCGTTTGTACGTGGTGCCCCGGGCCGGAATCGAACCCTCCTATGGGGCTTGATGCCATTGCGGAAATTGTGCGGGATTTGAAATGAAAGCTGAAGCGGATCAAGTCGCAACCGGCTGGGACACCGGCCTCTGTCAAGACTACAGCCGAGCCCTGTCGCTGTGGTTCGCAAGCCGCATTGATGCGCGGTGGGTTGTGCGCCACCCCCACCACCAAAAAACTTGCTGCAACCCCTTGACGCGTTAGCGCTAACGCGGTACAGTACACACATCGACAACGCAACGGAGAGCAACATGAACACCATCGTAATCAACGGCACCACCTACAACCTGATCGGCGCCAAGGAAGTCACTGGCAAGCCTGGCCGCAAGGAGCTGAAGCTGCAACGCCCCAACGGTCGCCGCGTCTACTTCGTTGTTGTGTACGAAAATGGCTCAATGAGCGAGGTGGTCTGATGAAAGCTACAGGCGTAAGGATCAAGCGCCGCCAACTCGGGCAGCGCGAGTTCGACAGCATTCAGGTTGCCATTTGTGACCTGCACCTGAGTGCCGATCTGGTGGACGATTCGCAGATCAAAGCCGCAAAGAGGCTGGCGGACGAGCATCAATGCTGGTTTCAGTATGACGACCACAACGCGCCCCGCGTGCGCAAAGTCTTGGGGATTGCGGAGTGATGGCAGGCGAATGGAAGCCACTTGGGCCAGGCCCGTCAACCCAATGACCACCGCACCACCAACCCCCAAGAAGCCCCGCAAACCCGAGCCCAAGGAGGTCGTAGCAGCCCGCCAGCGAGTCCTAAAGGCGGCGCGTGAGGCTCAGGGCTCGACGCGGGTTTCGGGGCTGTACGCGAAAACTGACGACCACGCAGTAATCAAGGCGTTTGCCAAAGAGCTTGACAGCCCCACGGGCAATGATGAGCTACGCGGCATCTACGCCCCCAAGTCGCAACACGCGGCCCTGAAGGCCGAACTTAGGCGGATCATGGCTGAGAGCAAGGAGAGCAAGAAATGAGCGCGCTAAAGACAGTCGGCGATTACATCCGGCACTTGCAGCAGTTCCCGGAAGATTGGCCCGTTCATGTGGCAACTCCTGCGGGTGGCGGCGTTTCCATTGAGCACCGCGAGATAGGCGGCAAGCCGGTTGTCGCTGTGTTTGGAAGTAATGGCGGGCGCTTTGGCGAAAACCCGCTGACAGAAGACGAGTACAACGCCAAAGCAGAAGAGTTCATGAGACTCAAACGGCTTGGCTATGTCTACACATCAATCCACGGGGATCGCCGCCTTTACAAGCAATCTGGCCTACCAAATGAGACATGCTACGGCCATCGCTTTGATCGGCGAATTGTCGAACGCATGATCGAAACGGGCATTCTTTCGACGGGCGGAATTGACATTGAGCGCGTCAGATATTTAAGCAAATGAAGGCCACCCCATGACCGACACAGATAGAGACTTGCTTGAGGGGGCGGCAAAGAGGGCCGCTCCGGAGGTGTTCGGCGAGCCCGGCTGCTACTTCCGTAGGCTTGAGAACCATTGTGTGACCGGGTGGAATTCGCTTGATGACGATGGCGATGCATGGCGCCTTGCAGTCAAGCTTCATTTCACCGTCGCAGTGCGCCCGCATGAGGTCGAGGTGTTCAGTGACGAGACGGGCGAATGCCTTGCCTCGATCAGCACCGAAGGCGAAGACCCCTACGCTTGCGCACGTCGCGCCATTACGATGGCCGCAGCCCTAGGAGATGCCAAATGACCGACAAGCACCTGATTGATGACGCTATGGTCCGCGTTCATGCGCTGGAAGCTGACCATGGCCCCGATGATTGGCCTGCCATTCAAATGCGCGACTTGGTCATCCTGCGAAACGCCATCATGGAGCTGCGTGCCGAGCTTCACGCGCAACGCGTCGGCCCAATCACTGAAGCGCAGGGGCTTGCATTCATGCAAATGCGGCAGAACAAGTACGCGAAAGCGGGGCAACCATGACCGACACAGACCGCATAGCGCAGATGGCGCGAGAGGCAGGCTTTTCCGTTGAGGAAAATGGCGCGATAAACGATGGCATTGAGACTGCCGCCGACTTCTCCGAAGAACTAACCCGCTTTGCCCGCCTTGTTGCGGAGGACTGCGCGAAGGTGGCGGACGACAAGGCCATGGCGATTCGCCTGCTTTGCAATGAGGTGCATGTCGTGCAAGCGGCCCAAGCCATCCGCGCACGCTACAGCAAGGAGGGGTGATGCAAGCCGTTCTCTACACTCACGAACTTGAGCCGATCACTGTTCTCAGCATTCAGCCATGGCTTTGGCAAAGGCTGGAGGCTGGCGAGCCGATCCGCCTTGCGGTCATGGAGCCCGTGCGCCTCACATACGCTGAGCCGGTGACGGCTGATGCCATTCGGTTCATTACCGTCGAAATCAGGGGGGAGGCTATACAGCGCGGCGGCAATCGAACCCTGATGCTATTCACGAGAAATGAAGAACACGCGCTGTTGCTCAAGTCTGACCTTCTGCCCGGTCAGCGGAGGGACGCGCAGCACCGAGAGCGCAAGGCTGGCGCCAAGGGTTTTGCTGAAGGCTTCTTCGCTGCACTGGATGCGCTCGGCCCCTGATGCGCCTTGCCACGCCTCCCGGCGATGCGTAAACTCTACATGCCTTCACGGCTGGACTGACTGGCAGATGCCCAAGCGCTGCGCTTTTGCGTAGATGGCAGGCCCCTCGGAAGTCCTCACCAGTCCAGCCGTGAGGGGTCAAAGCAAACGACGCTGGGGGCTCCCGGCTGATGCTGGGTCGTGAGGCCGCCCCAACTATTCGGTAGCGCCTAAAGGTTGCGCGGAGGCGCGGCACCTCTCGTACTGATCCGCCGCCCTCGTCGCCCATCGTACCCACCCGCCAAATGTGTCGTCAACCAGCAGGGGCAGAGGCGGGCAGTTCGCCTTTATCAGCGGGCTCGATTGAGTCGTGACCGGCTGCACTGTTGAGCAACCGCACAGCGTCAGCACCAGAGCGGCAGTCACGAAACACAGGCTTTTCGATGGTTTCACGCTCGATCCTTTGCACGATGGTCTGATTCTTGACCGTGATCTGTGCGATGCGGTCAGCAGCGGCAGACAGGGCCTTGTCTTGGGCTTCACGGCTTGCGACGGTGGAAGCATCCCACCTCCCCCGCATCACCTCTTTGCCGTGCCTGTAGCCCACGAAGACGCAAGCCAGGCACACCAGCAAGGACACGAGGGCGCGGGTTGCGATGGCGGGGAGGTTGTAAGCGGGGATCATGCAAGCTCCCAATGCGGGCTGTCGGTCTCGCCACGCTCACGCGGCTTGCCGTCTTGGTCCCAATCGGCGCCCCATCGAATCTTGACCTTGGCCTCACGCGCAGCGGCCTGCATTGCGTTGTTGATCGCGTCAAACTTCTTGGGGTCTGACCAGTCAATAGAGTCACCAAGCATCGGGGCAAGATCCACAGCGCGGCCTTGAATGTGCTTGCTGTCGAGAGTCCATGTCACAACCTTGCCGGGCTTTGTGCGTCCCTGAGCGTACAACTCAGCCTGTCGGGCCTTGGTGCGCAAGCCCTCCACCACGATCACATCAAACGGCACGGCCTTGACTGCGCGTTGAACGATGGCGGCGAGGGATTCGTTGATGCCTTCTAGGCGCTGGGCTTTGATGAGGCTCATTTGCCGCTCACTTTCTTTTGCTTGACGATCCGGCCATAGACGCCAAGCACCAGCAGTCCAATCGTCACGTAATGCACAAGATGCGGGGGCAACTCCGCTTTGTGCTCTGCGGGCAACTCCAACCACACACCCTGAGCTACAGCCGCCCATGTCATCGCCTGGACAGACAGCATCCGCCAGGCCTTGCGCCATTCGGGTATCAGCATCATTTGCCTTTCACACGGTCATAGACGGACGCGCCGAACTGGTACGCGATCCAACACAGGGTTGCGATGTACACCCACTCTTGCAGAGGGATGCCCATTAGCGACAGGCCAGATACAGCAACAGGCACGGCACTTTTGAAAGCGGCAGAGGCCGCGCTTGGTGCTTCAATCATTCGTTCGCTCACGTCTCATCCATAAGGCGACCAGCGTTAAAACCTCTGCCCGTGTCGCTGCGGGCGAGAGGGGTGAAGCGTTAGAAGGCAAACTCGACCGAGAGCGAAACCCCGCCTGCACTTGTCTTGAACTGCGGCAAGAAGGTGGCGCGCAGCCATGAGCGGCCATCAAGCGAGACAGCCACCGATGGCACAAGCAGGGGGAACACAGGGTGCGCTTTGTAGCCAGCGACAGCGCCAACAATCGCGCCAGCCTTGGCCTTCACAGGGCCGAGCGTGAGCACGTTGGTTTCAGGCGCCCAGCCTGCCCAAGCGCCGGGGTGGCACTCGCTGTTCTTGAACAGGCCCGCCGTGTAGCCATCAGCAAGCAGGTACACGCCCGCCGTGTCGTCGCAAGGCACGGGCGAGGTGTGGAAGGTGTGGAGCAGGAGGCCGATCATGGTGTCAGGCGAACCACAGCAAAGGAGTCGATCTTGTAGCCCCCGCTTGCCCCAGCCCCTGCGCCTTTTGCCAACCTAAAACGAGCGCCTGCGGCAATATCTGCGGCGGACATGGAGGCGAGAAAGGTGATCGTCCCTTTTAATGTGCTGAACCCTACTACACAGGACTCATCTCCGGTATCGACGGCTGATGTAGTCCATTTCTGAAGCCTTATGTAGCAATACTCCGTAGCCGATACCGACCCCGAACCAATGGAAACCTGGGCAACGATCAGATAGCGGCCCGCAATATCGGGGGTGATCTGCCCAGAAGATGCATTAGCCGATAAGGTGTTATCAGCATCTGCGCTTGCGTAGGTGAGAAAACCGAGACCTGACGCTGTCTGTGCGCCCGATCCGCGCAGAACAGCAAATTTGGGCAACTGCTGCAACGGCACCGCCTCAAGCGGGTTCACTGCATTGCGGGGGAGGGTCTGAGCGCCTGTGAAGGTGTTGGCCCCAGTGGTCACTGCGGCAGAAGCGGCGCTTGCGGCAGCAGCGGCAGCACTTGCGGCTGCTGCTGATGTGGCCGCAGCAACGGCCTCGTCCAAGTAGTTCGCCATTGGCTCAGCCCGGCGCGTCCAGACCGTCGAGCCGTCTGCACGCTTCAGCGCGATGTCGTAGCTGCCGTAGGTGAGATACAGTGGCGCAGGAAGCTCGCCACGTGCGTTCAGCGCGATGTACTGACCACCCGCACCGTCGCTGGTGTATGAGTGTGCAATCGTCCCGGCCTTGTCGGTGTAGGCGGTCTTGTGGGTTGTCGTGCCGTAGGCGTAGGTGTAAAGTCGGCCACCTACAAGCGGCGCACCCACGTCGGAAAACTGCTGTAGGCTAAAAAGGCCTGACTGGCTTGCTGTCATTTCTGTCTCCGGCGCCGTCTCGGCGTTAAGAGGTCAAATCAAAGAGGGATCAGATGGAATTGTTTCTCGCCATCTTGCTAAAACCGTTCGTCGCGTTGGTCTTCTTGACCGCTGCGCTGTTGATCGCCGGGCTGATTCACAAGTACATGCCCGACAGCAAACTCAAGCGTATTTTGTTCTCACCGCTCCCCGGACACAAGCGCCGCTGGGGCTGATTGTTGCCCTGCTTGCTGAAGGTATGGCAACAGGCGCTGCAAAGCGTTGCCAAGTTGCTTCTTCTCCGCTGCGGTCAATGCTTCTTTGGCTGCTGACGGGTTCAGCATAATCTCGGCCAACTTGTTCTGAATGCGCGGCTCTGCGGCCTTCATTCCGAATTGGACAGGGCGCAGCAACGACTCCAACATGGTCGATTCCGCCCACGACTGAGGCAAGCCCGTGGGGCCAAGGATCTGACGCATCAGGTTCTGAGAGGCCAAGGACTTTGCAGTCTGTGAGCCCGGCCCGTTCGCAGCATTCGCAAGGTTTGCCGCCAACTCAAGCTCATTCCTGACCGCATTCAACTTGCCCACGTTCTCAGGCGTGACCACATCACCCAAGGCGTTGACACCCTTGAAGCCGGTTGCCCCACGGACAAGCGCTTGCTCATCGTTCAGGGCGCGGCTGAATGCGTTGGCCTGCAACTTCTGGTTGCCGCCAAGGTCACGAATCGCCGCCGTTGTCTTGTCGAGCAAGCGCTGGCCCACGTCCATTTCATTGATGGGCTTGGAGAGGTTCGCGTAAGACTGGCGAGCCGTTTTGAAATCAGGGTTGGCCTTTTCCATCCAACCGAGCAACTGACCGCGCAGGTTCTTAACCGCATCACCGGCCTTGCCTGCAAACCCTGAAGCGGGATCGGACAACATCTCGTCCATCGCCATCTTGAGGTCTTGAAGGCCCTGCCCGCTGATCTGCTTTGTTGCATTTGTCTGGATGCCCACACCGCTGAATGCGTTGGATGGGTTCACATCAAAGGCGAACTTTCGGCCTTGGTTCTCTGCCAGCGTCTGCGCCCGCTGCATGGCCTGGCGCACGGCTGGGCGTTGCAGCAGCCCGGACAATTCATCATCAACCGTGTAAGACGCGCTGGTAGCAGTCTTGTACATCTGCCCGGCTGCATCCTCACGCGCAGCGACAGCCGCAGCACGCTTACCCTGATCGCCAGCGACACCAGACACCACGCCCACCCGGGCTGCGTTGTTGTCAGCCGCACGCTGAGCCAACGCCGCCGCAATCTTCGGGTCTTGCTGCGCCAAGGAGCGCTCAAGCGTGGCAATGCCGCGATCCTTTGTCGCCTCTGCAAGCGTGGGGCGTGCGCCTGTTGCTGTTGCTGCTGACGATGCCTGACGCATGGCGTTGGGGTCTTCGGAGAATCGCTCAAGTACCCGGCCTGCGATGCGCGACTGCCCAGCATCCGTGAACGGCTCAATAAGCCCCTTTAGGCCCTGATAGCCAGCACGCAGGGCGCGGCCAAGAACAACACCACCAGCACCGGCACCCGCGCCAATCGCGGCATTCTTCAGCACAGACTCGCCGGTAGCCGTTGGCTCTGCAAGGCCTTGCACGCCGCCAATTGCAGCAGCCCCCGCCAAGGTATTGGCGCCGGGAATAAATGCGGCAGGAATGCCTAAAGCCACCTTGCCGACGACATTCCCGACAGACCCTGATGTGGTGGCCTTCAATGGAGCATCAAGGGCCTTCTTTTCGTCAATCGTCTCCTGATCGACGAGGCCGACACGCTGCCCGACACCGTAGGCAAGGTCAGTCATGCCCGAACCGATGCCCGCCAACACCTTCTGAGTCGCGCTCACGCCTTCGGTGGGGTCGATGGGCTTGGGGGGCTCCACCATCTTGGCCGCCCTGTATGCCTTCGCCACGACCTCAAAGTCTGGCGTGCCCTTTTTGTCGGCATTTTTGACGATCCATGCGGCGTATTCGTCTGCGGTTGCCATCACTTGCCTTTCAGGATTTTGTCTGCCTGAGCGTGGATGTCAGGCGCTGCGCCGGGCGCATTCGCTGACGGACCTTGCGAGCCTGGCACCTTAGGGGTCTTGTAGCCTTGATCCTTGCTGTAGGTGTCAAGGTATGCCTGCTGCTCTTGCTCGTAGATTTGCTTGAACCTGACCAACTTCTTTCTGGCTGTCGCTGCATCGTCCGTAGCAAGAGGGATGAACGGCATCAGGCGGGGCGTTTCTGATGCGGTAACCGCCGCACCGCTTCTGTCATGGAGGACAAGCGACCCGATGTCGGTGATCATTGCCCGCGTGTCAACGCCACTCGGATCGAATCTGTTCAAAATTGACTGTGGCGCGTATCCCTTCCAGCCTGTAGCCGATTTGTCACCGCTCAGCGCCCCTACCGTCTTGCCGTCAAGCAGGTCAATCGCTTGCGTAACCTTGCTGATGCCTTGTGCGTTGCTCATGATCGCCGAGCTAGCTTGCGTTGGAAGGTCTTTTAGCTTGGGGGCAAGCGGCGTCCCGTCAGGGGCCAGCACAGGAGATGCGCGGCCTGTTCGAGGGTCAACAAGCATTGTTCCTTGATCGCTCTGCACAATCTGACCCTTGGGCTGGTCTCGATCAAACTGGAGGCGCTCACGCGCACGAGAATCGACCATGTTCTGCCCGCGCATCTGCACAGCATTGCTCGCCGCAGTGTCAGGGCTCACGCCAATCTGATTGGAGGCCACTTGCTGCTTGTAAGTTGGGCTGTCCGGATTGGTGTCAACCATCACCACCCGATCACCAAGGCGAACCTCTGTCGGCTTAGGCGCAGTGGCAGACATGCGGTCTTTGGCGTCCATGATGTTTAACACCATGGTGCGCTTCCATTTGCTGAACTGCGCCGGGTCTTGCATTGCTGGTTGTAGAGTGGCGAGGACGCTCTGATACTTCTGCTCATCCAGATCCCCCGCCTTGCGGTGGGCCTCAAGGCTCTGCAAAGCGTCATTAGGGCTTGACAAGCTGGCAATGTCGCTGATTGCTTGAGCAGCGTGCTTCATCTTCAACTCAAACGAGTTTTTGTCAGCCACCGAGCCCCGCTCACGCGCTTGAGCTTGAGCGTTCTCATTTTCAATCCGCGACTTTTGCGCTGACATGCCGTCTTGCATCAGCAGCGGATTCGACAGCATGGCCTTTTCACGCGCCATGGGGTCTGTCATGCCGGGGTCAGACATGAGCTTTTGCAGCGCGTTTTGCTTGGCGACCGCCTGTTGATTCGTGAGCGAGTCAAGCGCGTTTTTGTTCCGCAGCGCCACAAGCGAAAGCTGATTCGACTCGCGCTTGTCCATCTCGTCCGAGTAGTCGGCCATGGATTTGACCGGCTGCAAATACTGCTGAAAGAGGTTTGCTGATGCCATGTCGATTCCTTATGCGTAGCCCATTCGAGAGTAAGCATCGGTCGGGATGCCCGCGCTGGATCCGGAAGAAACCGAAGGGGTGTTCACCCACTTCTGAGCGACCGCACCGATCTGGTTTGCAGCGTTGCCCCAGATATTGCCTTGAGCCAGTCGGCTCGCTGCTGTGGCATCACCTTGGCTGGTGATCATGTTGCTGATCGCGCCAGAGGCTTGCCCGCCAGCCGCTGCGCTGCTACCCGTCGCGCTCTGACCAATGCCAGCAAGCGCAGCAAGGCGGTTCAGGCGATCTTGGCGGCGTTGATACGCTGCGTTGTAGCCTGTGGTGGCGTAGTTGGTTGCGTACTCGCTGGCAGACTTCAGAGCCGCACCAGACACGCGCCCACCAGCCGCCGCCGCCTTGCGATCAAGACCCAATTGACCCTGAGACATGCCGAACTGATAGCCGGGGTCGGACATCACATCCGAAGACGTGACAGGCTGATTCATCTCGGTGCGCAATTGGCCTAGAGCGTTTGTCCCGGCCTCTCGATAAGGGGCAAAGTCCGAGCGCGTCAGGTCAAATTGTCGGCGCTGCTCATCAATGCCCGCCTGCGTCGATGCGGCCTGTGTGTCCGCAGCATCGCTGGCGGAATTCGACTGCATCACGCCGCCAATAAGCGATGAGCCGACAACGGCCCCAGCTACCCAAAACGTCATGACAACACCTCCAAAGATTCGTGCTTGAGGAATCCGGGCTTCACCTTGTTCCAGGCGCCATATGCGCTGTCTTGGTCTTCCTCGACAAGCTCAGCCTCTGCGTCTTCCACGGTCTGCACATCAGTGGCATGAAAGGTCCTGCACAGAACATCTGTCAAGGCCAGAACCGCCCGCTGTGTGCCAGGCTCACACTGGATCAGCACCGGCCCAGCCTGAACAATGGCGGGCTTGCCGTCTTGGGTGATTTTCACTGTGCCGCTCACGATTTCGTAGAAGTGCGCCTTCTTGTGAACCTTGCCGATCACCAACACACCAGCAGGGCGCCACACTTCACGGCAGTAGATCCCGCCGTGAAAGATGTTCGTTGTCTGCGGCTCGTACTGAGGCAGCGCCAAGACTTCAGCCTTGAGGCGATCAATCGGCAGGGATGACAGAACCGCGCTCACGAAAACAAGCTCCCCGAAATCATGTGAACCGTGATGGCGCTCGCCGTGCCGCTCAGCCCTTGCAAAGAAGCGCCAGCGGGCAGGATCGGCAAATCCACATCGAGGAAGTCATTGCCTGCGATGCTCTTGGCATTCACAAACACATTGCTGACACCCACAGATCCACCGTTTGGCACTGCGTACAGTGTCGCCGTGGCTGCTGTCGCTGTGTTGTTGGTCAGGCGCACCCGGCCACCGCGCAAAAGCGTGGTCGTTGGTGTCGTTGGCGTCGTATAGATCAGCCCAGCAGTCGCAGCCAGTTGCACCGGGGCGAAGAAAGATGAATAAGAGATGGTCATGCGTAAGCCCTCATTGAGGCAATCTGTGATTCAAGCTCGTCAACCTTGCTGCGTAGCGTCTGAGCATCCGTTCGCGTCGATGCCAACTCATTACGAAGCTCATCAACCGCCCGGATGGCTTCTTGTGCTGCGAGGTCTTGAGGCAAACTCAGAAGCAGGCCCATGACCTCATCCACATTCGACACAGTGCCGCCCGTGCCAGTGGTTCCGCCCGTGCGATCCAGCAAGCCAAGAAACGCACGCATCCACTGAGCATCAATCTCAACAGGCACGCGCTGACCGCTGACCATGGCGTAACCCAAGGGGATACGGGCTTGAGGTAGTGCAAGCGTGCTCATTTCGCGTCCACCGTGGCCGAATGAATGGCAAAAGGCACATCGTCAGAGCAACGAATGCGGAACACGCGATTGAACGAAGCGCCAAGCCCAACCCAGCGAACCCGCTGCATGTAGCGCCCCACAGCACCCAAGGCGCGAAGCAATGGAGGGCCGAAGGTAAAGCCGCCATCGTTGGAAATCTCAAGGCTGACCTGTCCCGAGCCGTCGCCTGTCTTGAGTAGCAACTCCAAGCCTTGATAAGCGATGGGCTCGGCGTTTGGTTGCTTCATGTGGGGCCATGTGCGCTCACGCACCAAGGGGCGCCCGGCCAGGTTGTCGGTGGCGTCGTCCAGGCGAACCACCAAACCCAGAGAATCGCCAGCGTAATGCCCGCCCGCAAAGGCAGTCACAAGGCCAGAGCGAAGGGGTTGCCAGCCTTCCAGCCATTCGCCACGCTCACACCACAACTGCGTGGCGGCGTCATAGACCCATGTGCATTCAACACCGGGGGCATTGATGGCGATGAACTCGTGACCTTCGATCTGATACGTCCACATGGACGCCTTGGATAGGTCGGAGCTTTTCAGCAGCGATTGCTCAACCGCCGTGGTGCTCACGCGCTGAGGCTGGTTGCCCGAGGCCATGTAGATGATTCCGCCGCCGCGCTCAGACTGGCCCAACCAAAACAGCGTGTCGGCTGCTTTGATGGCGGCACGCTTGCCCATGCACCCAATGTCGATGGTGTAGGAGTTGTACCGCACGAAGGGGAAAGCCAGGTCCCCGCTGTCAATCCAGATTTCCGTGCTCAACTCGCCGAACACCCACAGTTGGCGGTGGCTCACGCGGTGCGTGACGATGTTGTCAGGGTTGGAATCTGCGCTCGAAAAATCAAGGGCGTCCAAGCTCGTTCCGTCATCAATGGCCGAGATGTAAAACTGGTCGGTGTCGGGGTCAACAAAGATGAAATAGCCATCCAGCTCGTGAACGTCATCAGAGCCGCGCCACCCAGCCGAAGTGATGGGGTTGAGCGTGTTGTTGTCCAGCTTGTAGATGTAGAGGTTGGGGCCATCCACAATCGCCACTTGGTTTGCATTGCAGGCCATGCCCACGAAACCCGTGGACGTTGACAGCGTGCCGCGCTCAACATGCGAGCCGTTTGCATAGAACTCGTGCAACTTGTTGCCAGCAGCGACGAACCACCGCCCCTTAGCCACGAAGGAGCCGCGCACCTCTGCGCCAAGGTCAGCAATCAGCACCTCACCCGGCGTAGATGCGAGCATCCATGTGTCGCCCTCCAAGCGCTGCGGGTAGCAGTTCACCGAGCGCTGAACCGCCGCCTTGCGGTCTGCCAGGTAGTAGGAAGGCCCGGCAAAAGGGGCGAAGGGTGTGCCAGCCATCAGAACAACCGGCGAGGGTAAACACCTCGCGTCCTGTTGTAGCCGTCAGCATCAAGAATGGCAGGCTCGTAGCGACTCACCGCGCCCATTGCAGCCCTCTCAGCACGAAGCAAGGTGGGCGGCACTTGCCCCAAGATGTTTGGCGCGATACGCACAGCCAAAGCAGCCCCCAAGGCATTGGCCCAGCCATCAGGCAAGGTGTAATCCGTGGTCTGATCCGCGAACTGTGAAACCGTGTTGCGGGTCTGTAGCGTGATGGTCAGGCCAGCAGGCGCAGGCCACAGGTAAACCGTGGCGTTTCCATCGTGAGCGTACACAGTAGGTACACCAGACACGCTAGGACGATGGCGCTCGTTGTACTGCTGAATCGTGATCGGGTCGATGGGCAGGTTTTGGCATGCCGCGCTCACGATCTGGTCGCCGGGATTGATAGAGGCCCAATCACCAGCCCCTAACGTGATGTGGCCTGTCTGCACAGCAGCCGTGAGGGTGTTCTTGTACAAGTAGAGGTTTTGAGCGCTCAACTCATCAATCAGCATCGTCAGGCGACGAAAGCCAAACGCCGCATCATCTGCGACCAGGACTTCGCCAGGGCTCAGACGGTTACAGCGCTCGTAAGCGTCGGTGATGATGTCAAGCGCTCGCATGCTCAAGCCTTGGGCAGCAGTTCGATCAGCTTGGACAGGCCCAAGCGCTTGTCGTACTCGATGCCAGCAGCATCAAGAGCGGCCTTGACGGATTCCAGGGTTGGCGCTTCAGCGCTTTCAGCCTTGACGAAGGCGGGGCCGTAGCCTGCTTCAGTCAGAGAGATGTGTTCGGCCTCGTCATTGGCGCAAGCAAAGCCAACCAATGGGGCGGGGAGTAGCATGCTCAGGGGGTACATAAATGCTCCTTGGGTTCGACAAGCGGGCCAGCCGAAACCGGCCCGCGATCACATGGATCAGTTGGTGCGACGCACGCCGAAGTTCGGCAAGGTCACAGCGCCACCCCACAGGATGTCGAAGCGGCTGATGAACTGGTTGGCCTTGATGTCGAAGCCGCGCACGAAGCGCAGAGACACACCGCCCTCGTCAGCCATCGAGGCTTGGTAGGCCATGTCCATGCCGCCGGGCAACTCTTGCTTGGGCGACACGAACGTGAAGGCGTCCTTGTGCCAGATGATGTTGTTGGTGTACGTGGTACTGGCTGCGCCAGAGGTCACGGTGATGGCTGCGTTGTCAGCAGGGCGTGCGCTCACGTTCTGATAAGCACCACCAGCGATGATGGCGGGGCTGATCGTGATGGTGGCGTTGCCCGAAGCGTCAGACGCGGTGTTGGCAGTAACCAGGAACGATTGCAGGACACCAGTGCTGGCCTTGGTTTCGGGGTTGACCGAGAACACGTTGGCAATGGTGAACGTGTCGCCTTGGTTCAGGCGGTTCGCTGCGGCAGCAGTCCAACCATCGGTGACGAGGCTGGTGGTTGCGGCGTAGGGGTTGTCAGTGGCGCCGGAGTTGGTCAAACCTTGGTTTGCACCGTTGACCAGAGGCGTACCACCCAAAGCGCCGACCGTGTGGCTCGGCACGTTCTGGCTCATGGCCAGATCCATGCCAGCGCCGGTCTTGATGATGCCGGTCTTGTACTGCTCAGCCAGAACCGATTGGTTGTTGAACAGACCAGACAGGCCAGCAACGATGGCGGCATTGGCGCCGGGCTCGATGGCGGCCATGCGCTGACCGTCACGAGGCACCGACATGCGATCCAGGGGAACACCAGCGTTCAGCAGATCGGCGAAGGTGGCGGGAGCCGTGCCGGGAGTGCCGACCATCTGGTGAAAGCCGTTCTTCATCTTGGTGGCGATGCGGTAGTCCAGCAGAGCGGCCAGCTTCAAGCCTGCGGGCTTGAGGTAGCGCTCTTGGAATGCCTTGTCAACCGAGCCGTTGGAGCCGACCGAGGTGGTCAACTCAGTGGAGCCGACCTGAAAGTCCAGGCCCAGCAATGGCTCAAGGGTCACATCAACCGAGCGTTCGGTGATGTCTTGGGGGCTTGCGGTTTCACCATCGCGGTGGGTGAACTGCACGGGGCCGCGAGCCTTGACAGAGTTGCCGGGCTTGACTGCGCCAGTCCAGGCGGAGTCATAGTCCGTATTCACATTGCCCAAGAAGGCGGATGCGTTGTGCGCGATGCGCAGAACCTCGTTCGTGATCACGGTCGAGGTGATGAGTGCGTTTGCCATTTCGATTCCTTCGGCGCCATCTCGGCGTTAGAAGTTGATGAATTGTGAGCCTTAGCGGCTCTTGCGTTCCTGCTCGTTGCGCCAGGCAATCCATGCCTTTGTGTTTGATGGATCGGGCGCAGCGCTTGCCCCACCCCGCGCCTTTACGGCTTCAAGAGGTGGTGGCACTTTGGAGGGTTGCGGCTTGTCCTTGGCCTTGGCGGTCTTGAGCTTGTCCTCAAGGCGGGCAATTGCTTTGCCTGCTTGAATGGGGCTCAGACGCGCAATGCGTTCGGCTTCGTCGCTGTTGTCGGGGTCTGCAAGAAACTCGATGACCTTTGCTGGATCATCTGCCTCAAAGACAGCTTCAATGGCCGGTTTGGGGTGGCCGCGACTGTCAGTGAGCCCGCCGAAAGCATCGTCCAGATCGGACGAAAGCTCATCAAAGCGTTCTTGGCCCCAGGTCTTTGCGAGCGACTGAATCACACCCTGCCTGCGCTCGACCTCGGTGGCTTGATCCTTCAGTGTCGGTGCGAGCTTTTGGGCTTCGGCGTTGACCATCTGTTGAATCTGCGCACGGGTCAGCGTGAGGGGTTCGCTGTCGTCTTGCGATGCTTGATTGTCCCCTGTGGGGGCTCGTTTCGTCAAGGCTTCAAGCTGTTGCCGCATCTGTGCGGCTTCGGCTTTGGCCTCGGCGAGTTGGCGCGTGCGTCGATCAATGCCGCGCTGCATGCGGGCACGTTCGCGCTCCTCTGGCGTCT